AGCCTTCTTCATTTTGTTAATTGTTTGTTGCATAAAGTTATCGACTTCAGCAGGTGGTATGTTTCCAATGTCTAACTTAAACACTCTCTTCTCAGGCGCTCTCATTATCCTATGGATTAACATAGCATCTTCCATAAGAGTTAGCTGTTTCCATACTTTTCTACCAGCTTCTAACATAGACCTACCATAAGGAACATAATTAGCATCAGATAACAATCTAAAATGTGCTATTTGATAGTTTTCTAATATAACGTGTTCTGTTTTTTGTGCAGTATGTCTGTGCGATTGAGCGCCGCTATTAGGTGTAATCTGAAATTGAACTAACTGTGGATTTGCTAAATCGTGTCCTTCTAAACGAGCTACATCATAAGCAGATAGAGGAACAACATTTGTTATTCCATACTTATCATTGACTTCTAGCTTTAGAAAATGATCTCCATATTTAGTCATATTACGAACCCACGGCCATAGATTAAATTCTATATTCAATATATCGTAAAATAAATTATGTAGTATATCATGTATCTGATTATTATCTGTTTTTACAGCCAATACATTTCCATATTCATTCTTCATTGTAGATTCATCTGAATAAATATCTAATGCAGAAGCAACTATGGAATCTGCATCCATCGATTCGTAGTCTCTAAATAACCCTAATCTTAATTGTTGTGAATACAATTGGTCGTTATATCCTAATTGTTGCATATTAGAATACAGCTTTTGATATCTATCTACTAAATTATTTTTAGCTTTGGATTGTAGTTGACCTGTATCCATTATTTTTAATTTTCTACCACCTACATTACGAACTATTGTATTCGTAGAAAATAATCGTTTTAGTCTTGAAAATAAGTCTTTATCAGCCATAGTTTTACCTCTTAGTTAATTAGCCATTCTAAGTTTTCTTTTTCACCATTGACATCCATTTCCCAACTATTGTTTTCATTAGTCGGTGTTTGTGGAAGCATCTGTGATGCAATATTACCCAATGTTTTCTTTTGCAAATCAATACCCTCTTGCCTTAATCTAAGAGCAGTATCTCTTACCCATAAACATATAGCAAAACTCATCACTAAGTCATCATTGTAACCCTGCATAGCTTCGGCTTTATTGTTATTATATATAAATACAAAAAGTTCATCAATTAATCGATTTGAACGAACAATTACCGACTTTTCCCTAAAGTATTCTTCTAATTTAGCGATTACCAATGGTCGAGTTTTCATTGTCATAGAAAAACCAGGCACCATATTTCGGTCTTGAACTCTGTATCTATTTGATAGTTGATTTTCAACATCAACATATTGTAAGTCTTTACTGGTATAAAATAGTCTATCATATCCTCTGTCAATTACCTGTTGAATAGCAGCCCATCCGATATTGTTATTCTCAACAACCAATAGGGCATTGTTGTATTCTGTAGCAGTATTGACTAATAAGTTACCAAAATCTTTTGTGCTAATCTTACCTTTGTATTCAGCAACCTGTTCCATACTTTCAATATCCATAATATGAAATGCAGAGTAGTCAGCACTATCCCCTCTACCGACATCAGCAGAAAGAACGTATTCCTTTGTATAGTTTGGCGGTTGCCATACCCAAAAGTTACTATCGATACCACGCTTTTCCAAAGGATCTTGAGTATGTGTTTCTCTATATTCCTCTAATATCACACCATCAACAACTGTTTGACCAGAAGTTATAAAATCACAATCACATTCTTGAGCAGCTAATGAAGGACCTAATAATTTATCCTGCTCTTTTCTCCATTCGTCATTTCTTTCGGGATGTAAGTTCCAATGTAATCGTATCCAATTCCAATCATTTGTTCCATCTTCAGCACCAACCCAAGTTTTATGAAACCAATTACCAACACCATTAGGTGTGGATAGTGCTATACATTGCCCACCAGTTGATAGAGTCTGTGAAGCAGCAGCCCATATCGGTTCAATCTTATCAATGAAAGCGGCCTCATCCAATATCAGTAGAGATAGAGCTTCTGATCTACCACTATCTTCTCCGCTTGAAACAGCTTTTATCTGCGAACCATTATTGTATCTCAGAGATAGTTTATTATCTTCTGTACATTTCTGTTTTAACCAACTCGGTAGATTTGCATGCATTACTCTTACTTTAGTTACTAAATTTTTAGCAGTATCTTGTTTGGTAGCAATTACCAATATGTTCTTATCACTATGAAATGTCATCATCCACAAAGAGTAACCAGCAGTTAATGTTGATAATCCTAACTGACGAGCCTTTAGTATAATATTAAATCTATGATCTTCAAAGGTTTGTAATGATTTCTCCTGATACTCATAAAGATGAAAAGGAACTTTACCCTTCATAGGATGCTGAACCATACAATACTTCTTCATAAAGTATGCAGGATCTTTAGCACACATAAGGTACTGTTTCTTTATCACATCTTTTAATGGAGCAGGTTTCATTATATCTTTCCTAAAATAAATCCAATACCTAACCAAAGATATGTATTTTCATACCACTTTGGTTGAAGTGTTTCTATAAGTTCTTCATTTACTTTTTCACGTGATTTCAATAATTCAATTTGTTTACTTTTAGCAGCCGATAAAACAGAATCTACTTTAGCATATTCTTCTAATTCTGATATTACTTTTTCACTATCAGCAATAGTAACTTTTTGAGATTCTATTAGAGAATCTGCTTTTGCTAATTTACCTTCCCATTGTGCATCACGAGCTTTTATCATCTCTAAAGCTTCAGCTTCTGTAAATGTTGTTTGTGCTAACAAAGGTGTTAGTAATAAAATCCAAATATACTTCATCTTATTTACTCTTTGCAAACTTTCGTAAAAAATCTTCTGCGGATTCAACTTCGTCATTTTCATAAACTTCTTCCATTTGTTTAGTTTTCTTTTTAGAGTTAGTAAGTTTTCTCTTCATATTACCAATCTCTTTTTTAGAAGCACTTTTAGCTTTTTCTAATTCTTTGATTTGTTTTTCAACTTTCTTTTCTTCTTTTTTGTTCTCATCGATAACTTTTTTAAGTTTTTGAACCTCCTTACTCTTTACCTGTTTAGCAGCAAATAGTCCACCGATGATGCCAAAAAAGGCTAATATAACTTTCCAAACTTTCATTCTTCATTCTCCAACTCTTTAAGGGTTTCATTAAACTTTTCTAATGCTTCATCTGCCATTAGTTGTATCTGAGTGGTGTCTACATCCCATTGTTCTTTCTCTAACTCAGGTGTGTTTACACCGACATTGTTATACCACTCGGGTGCTTTCATATCTCTCCACTCTTCAATTGCCTGTATCTGTTCTTTTATAAAAGATATTTTATTTGCTCTAATCTTTTTCTTTTCCCAATCTTTATACTTTCCTTCAATACGAAGTTTGTTCTCAAATTTTAACTGACAATCAAAACAATGGTTGTAAATATTCCACATTTTATCATCTAATCTTTTCTTCATTACTTTTTTGCATTTAGGACAAAATAGTGGCATTCTAACTTCTTGCATAAGCTCTGTCATTTTACTGACTTTATCACCTGTTGCTTCTTTCTTTCCTTCGTAACCAACAAATATTCTTTTCTCAGGTGTTTTGCCTGATAATAAGTCACCCAATACTTTATTTTGTCTTTCTGTTTCTTTACTATATCCCATAGATTACCTCGTAAACCTTAACATTCCTAATATCTGATTAACAGGAGCAAATGCGCCTGTATACTTATAAACCTTTCCCTTAAACATAAATGTAATTCCTTCGCTTGGAATTATTGAATTTAAACCACCTAAAGCATTTAGTCTATCTAACTGTGTTTTCAACATTTGTAATTGAGAAGGATCTTTAGCTTTTTTAACTTTTGTTATAGCTTTTGCTAAATCATTCTTTATCTTTTGAACAGCTTTGTCTGGATTAGCTGCTATAAAGTCTTTTATATTTGTTAATACTTCAGCACCTAATTCAAAAAATAAAACTTCCCAATCTCTAATATGTTGTTTTTGCAATCTTTTTAAATCCATTTTATCAGTAGATAATACCCAATCTAAAAAATCAGGATAATCTTTTAAATCTTTTTTAATCTGTGGTATCTTATAACTCTTATCAAAAAATGCCCATCTCTTTGTTAAGTTCATTAAAACATCGTTTGTTGGGTTTGGATAATCTGTATTTTTAGCACCATTGTAAATATACTCTATCCAATATGCTTGATGATAATCAGCTAAAGTATCGGTATCAGATAGTGCAAATTCATTCTGTAATGTAGCCAACTTACCCAAAAAGTAACTCTGTCTTTCATCAAAGTTTTTAACTTTTGGTAGATTAGCAACAAATGGTTGAGTTATACTATATGTTTTTTGTATATTTTTATTTATTTGTTTTATCATACCAGCTAACATTCTCGCACTTTCCCTATCCGAACCTATTGGCGAACCATTGGCATCGTATTCGATAGTTCCGTGAAACTGTAGTATAGATTTATCATAAGGTATGACATTTGCTGTTTTAGGATAAATAACCTCTAACGACATAAATTTCTTACCTTCTGCAAAAATTTTATCTTTTTGTTTTTTACTTAAACCACTAATCGCAGTTTGTAAATCTACCATAGCAGATGTAAATGCTTTTTCTATATCTCCTCTTCCTGCAAACATATTAGCAATTCCTTTGACATCTAAAGAATTAGCACCAAAGTTTTTAATATGTCCTTTGTTACGAGCAGCGATAAGTTTATTATTCTTCCAACTTATCATTATGTTTTGTCCATCTGTTTTTTCCGTAACCGCTCCTTCACTACTAAGATTACCTTGTAATGTATTAATAATTAGTGTTTTAAAATCCCCAAATGTTAAATTTTTATCATCAAAGGGATGATTTAGGTGACCATAAGCTCCACCCATAAGTAATAACTCCTTTTCTTTACTTCTTTGTTTTAATTCACTTTTAGGATTAATTTGTTCTTTTAGTTCTGCGTCATATGAATCTCCACTAGCACCAGCTGAAAATAATGTACCGATTACATTATCAATAGCTGCATCAGTTCCCATCCAATTCACTATTTCCCAACCCAATGGTTTTACAACATCAGTCATCCAACTCTTATACTTATTAACAGCTGTAGTTGAACCTTTGGATTGTCCGTGATCTAAGTAACTTAAAGCTACAGATGTATAATGTTTTTGTCCTGCCTTTCTTCTTTTATGTACATCATCTGCTTTAGCTACATTATTCTCTGGCTTTATCATATCCTCATCCATCATATAATCTATAACTTTCCAACCTGCATTTGAGTACAGAGAATCTAACCATTCTTTAGATACTTTTTTGTAAGCTGCTAATGATTGATAATAGGTTGAAGGACCATCATCTAAATTTCCAGCAGGTGTGGTAGTAGCCTCTAATAAAAACTCTTCTATTAAATCATCTGATAAAGTGTATGTCTCAAATAACTTTTTAAATTTATCTACCATCATAGTATACATACTTTTATCAAAATATCCAAATAGTTTTTTAAATAATTTTTTTCTTTCTTTATCATCGATATCAGGATTACCCAACATAGTTCTAGCTTTAGTTCCACTAATATTGCCTGCCTGTGGTGCTGTTAGGATATATCCGTGCTTTTCAAAACCTTCCATATTATTTGTAAAAGGTTTAAAGTACTTACCACCTAATCTACCTGCATCTTTCTCACCAACCACATAAACAACTGCTGTAGTTTCAGGATCATATTTTTTCAGTATATTCTTTGCTACATAAGGAGATTTCTCCATCACTATGTTGCTACTAGCAACACCCATCTTCATTATGTGACTTTGCTTTTCCTTAAAGTTCATAGGATGTCGAGGTGGTTGCTGTATATTAGAAGTGGTGATGAAAGCCTCATCAACCCTTTTACTCAACCATTTGTATGTGGCTAAATGTCCTGAATGAAATGGTTGAAACCTACCACCATAGATGCCTATAACCTTCGTAATACGTGAATTTTCCACAATAGAATATACGACATTTTCCAGGTGTTTGTCAAGACTTTCTTTTATTTTTTTGTAACCGCTACCATAAGGAACAGATGTGTTTCCTTTCCTCTTCATCTTCTTTACTGTTTTACGGCTTGGAGATGGTAAAAATCCTTTGGGTGCTCCAAACTCTTCAAAAACACTATCTACTTTACCACCACCAGCAATCAGTTGATATTTTCCTTTTGGATCTTGCTTTCTAGCCTTTTTTAATTGTCTACGAGCATCACGCTTTGAACCTCTGAATTGAATTATGTTCTTACCCTTTATAACTTTATAATATCCATAATGTGTAGATGGTTTTATAGCCTCATTCTTCTTTTTAGTTTTCTTCTTCATCTTATTGATGTAAGCTCTATAGACAGCAGCTTGTGAAGCCTTACCCATTTCTTTAGCTCTCTGTTCCATAGCAACAGCTGCTTGTATCTTATGTGCGTGAGATTTACCACTTCCATTTATTTTACTAACGGATGCTTTGGCATCCTTAACTGTGGCAAACTTCAATCCTTTGATCGTACCTTTTGGATTCTCATCTGTATATAAATCTGAATGTGATTTAGAACCTCTGTGTTGTCCTTTTTTACGAGGTACTCTCGGCGCTTCGTTTACTTTCTTTACTATTCTAAATTTTAGTGCAGGCCTACCATTGATAAGTAAGTCTCCCTTATCATTAAAATCAATGGTTTTCACCACAACTTTTTTATTCTTAAATCTACCCATAAGTATAGTATCACCTACATCTACAGGTATTTTCACATCCTCTGTTAGAAAAGGCTTTATAAGTTCTTTTGTAAGTTTATTCATATTAATAAATATTAAGTTTTGTAAAATATAGTATTATACCTGCATCCAAACAATTTTTCCAGTAGGACCAGCTCCACCGTTAGCACCACTACCACCTTGACCATTACTGTTTATTTCTGTTCCGCCTGATCCTCCTGATCCAGCTGCTCCACCGTTAGCTTGAGTGGTCATACCGGCAGTATTTACAGCTGCTAAATTTGAAGTGGTACATACGATAAGAACTCCTCCCGTACCTCCGCCGCCTCCACCGCCTCCGCATGCTGATCTTCCTCTCTGTACACTGCTGCTACCAAATTTTCCTGCAGTTCCACCTGCAGCGCCGGTTGATGAATTTATACATACTGTTTCATCCGTTCCATCGTTCCCATCATTTCCTTGTTCTAAACTTGTACCAGTAGTCGGAACTGCACTATGACCACCACCACCGCTGCCAGCACCAGCTCCTGGTCTTAATCTGGCTGCAGTTTCTGCACTATCCATAACATCCCTAACCATTTGTACAATGTGTGGATCAATAACATCAATTCTTGTTATAGCTGCTGAAGCCCCACCAGTACCACCAGCAGCTGGAGCAACTGAAAAATTAAAAGTTGCATTTATGTCAGCGCCGGCAGCAACTGCACCACCAGCAGATGTTGGAAGATTAATAACACCAGATCCACCAGCATTTCCTATTCCACCTTCTCCACCATTACCACCAGCACCACCATTAGCTCGAATAGTTCCTGTTCCAGTAATTATTTTTGCATAAATTAAAACAATACCACCAGCACCGCCACTTCCACCACCAGCTCCACCACCAGTTTGTTTAGCTGAACCTGCTGCTCCATTTCCACCTACTTGACCAGCTACTCCACCACGTAAAGTGCCTGTAGCAGAAGCTGCTCCCGCAGTACCACCTGCAGCTGATCCTCCGCTACCTGAGTGACCAACAGCACCATTTCCACCAGCACCACCATCGTTGTGAATAGTTCCATTGTTAGTTAAAGTACCAAATACAAATAATCTGAATCCGTTTGTTTTTAAGGTAACACCTGAATCTATGGTTAAATCAAAAAAGTATAAATCTTTACCTAATGTATAAGTGGAGCCTGATCTTGTAAATGCGCCTGTACCACCATTAGCATCTGTAAAACTAGTACTACTAGCCTTTGTACCATTTCCATTACCACCATCAGCAACTGTATAATCACTTGTAGACATCACCACAGTTCCATCTGCACCAAATCCAAATAGTCTTGAACGTTCTATAAGAAAGTCATTTGAAGTTATATCTCCACTTTGTTCAAATGTAATCTGACCACCAGCAAAAACAGCATCACCAGCTGGTTTTAAATGATAACCAGATGAACTGATTTCTAAATTACTATTTGAAGAGCTTATAAAAGAATTAAATTCTGATCCTAAAAATATCCTAGTGGATTCTATATTTAGATTACTACCACTTATTCTTAAATTACCATTTGAACCACTTACAAATGCAGAGTTTTTATCACCAAGTAAAAATGAAGGAGTTTCTAATTTTATATTTGAACCTGATAAGAAAGCAACTTCACTCATCAATCCAAAACCATTGAAACCTTCAGGTACATTTCGTGTACCAGCCACTCCACTTAAATCACCAAGTCTTGCCTTTAGTTCCACATCGTAAATTCCACTACCTGTTCTTTCAACTATATCTATGTAAGGAGTGGCCTTATTATTTGGATTAGCATTTAATCGTATGTAACCACTACCAACAGTATCATTTCCAGTTCCACTTATATAACGACCTGTACTTACTAAAACCTGACCTTCGGTATAGCTAGCTAAACCACCGATTGGATCTCCTACCGATCCACTCTCTCCTAATTGTACTGTCAATGTCTCTTCTTGATGAATTGCTGACAATGAGCAAGTCATATTTGAAATGGTAATTCCCAATGTGTTTGTTGGAAAAGCCATAGAATTTCCCTGTTTGACAAAAGCATATTGTAGTTTGAATCCATTTGATGATGATCCATCGCCTGTTATTCTAGGATTATCGTTACTATTCTCTAAATTACCAACGACTAATTCATCGGCTGAAAGTAGTTTACCATTTTGAAAAACTTTTAATTCTAGTTGCCTTCTATAGTGTATTTCAAAATTATCAAATGGACTGTATGGTAGTAGGTCTGTCAGATTATCCTCATCAGCTCCATCTTGGACTTTAAATGTACCATCATTTTTAAATAATATAAAGACATTAAAATCATCAACACTTATTGCTTGATCAGTATTACCTAAACCAACACGAGCTTGTATGGTGTTTTGAGCAGGTGAGAATCTAAATATAGTTGAATTAAAATTTCCTGCTGCTTGTGTTGCATAACCACTATTATCAGTAAGTGTTACGGCACCGTGAGGACCATCAATTGAAGCATTAGAAAGGTTATAGTCACTAGCCACTAGAGCTCCATTAGTGCTTTCAGAAACTATTAAATGAACTGAAATTTTGTCAGGAGTAGGATTTGCACCAAACCCTTCATAAAATGATTTAGGTACAACATCTGTAAAAGAGTAGTTACCAGCTGCATTTTTAGTTTGAGCAGTATTATCTCCTTCCATTAGTGTAAAATTAACACCTGATCCACCAGTTGGTAAAGAGCTACTCACAACAGCTTTTATGGTTGCTGAATTTGCATTTACTGTAAAATCTGATCTAAAAACCATTGAGCCAGTTATAAGTAGATTTTTACTCATATCAGCACCTTTCTCTTGATTATCAAGAGGACTGCTAGCATGATATTGAGAACCTGATCTTAAAGGAACTGCAGAAGCTGATGTGTAACTACCAGAATGATGTCCGACATGAAAGAAATTATGCAATCTATATGGTTGTGAGCCAAGACCTCTTTCTACAAAAATTTCACCGCTTAAATTATCAGGATCACCACTACCAAATGATGAGGAAACTAATCTAACATATTCCGTATTAAATCCTGTGTTGTCAACCTTTTTTATTAATAATACTTCACCAGCTGCAAAACCTGTGGCATTTACAACTGACATTGATGTTGCTGTAACTTCTGCAGCAACACCTCCTGAACCTGTTATCGCAGTTGAGTTAGCTACAAAAAGCTGACCACCAACTGCATTTACACTTTCCTTTTCAAATGTGGTTGTTGCAAGAGTTCCCCTTACTTTTATATTTTCAAATTCTGCGTACCCATTTTCTTGAGCAGTTATAATAAATCCTGATTGATCACTTATATAATCGGTTGATCTTATAAAACCTTCCTTTCCTAGTATCAGATTTCCACCTCTGATTTGAGATTCGTTTACAGTCCAACCACCAACAGATGCTGATACAAATTTTGCAAATCCACTACTATCTATTGAAGAAGAAGCATTTAAAGCAGTTGATGGAGAATCAGCTATGGTAGATGGTGTTCGTATATTATCAACTGATAGATTACCCTGTACAGTTAATTGATCTCCTACAAATTGTAAAAATTGACCATCGCTTTTACTACCCAATAAAATTGAACTAGCAGTAACACTACCTGAGGGTGTTAAATGAAAGTCTGACGAACTTATTTCTATATTTCCACCTGAACCACTCATAAATTGAATGTCTGGATTACCTACAAAAAATGCATCTGCTCTAACATCAAAAATACTTGGTTGCGTTCTAAATCTTAATGAACCACTAACACCTACTAATTCTAAACCAACACCATTATAATTATCTCCACTATCTGGTAAAACAGAACCACTATACATCATAAATCCATATGAACCTGACTGAGCTGATGCTGATATAAATCCCATATAACCAATTGATCTTAAAAAGCCTGAGCCAGTAGCACCATCTTCTCCAGTTTCGGGTAATGTAGAATCCTTACCACCAAAATGTACACCACTTGCAGTAGAATCTCCCCCAAGAAATAAATCTCCTGATATAACATTATCAGTACCAGTTATGCTTAAATTAGAACCTTCAAAAGTTACATTAGGTTGATATACAATTGTTT